ATTTCATTTTGTGAAGTAAAGTCTAACCATGTTTCTAACTTATATTCATCAGATGACACAACCATCTTAAATGGTTTGATTAACTTGCAATCAGGGCCACCAAGTTCTGTATCAACCTCCATGATCTGTGATATGATGATATCACCATTCTTAAGTAATAGACATTTAATAATCTGATCCATTCACCTTCTCCTCATACATTTTCTTGACACTATCTATTGGTTCAACCAATGCGACCACCTGATTAACAGCTACTGGAACATCATCCTCATCACTTACAATAATCCATTTTGCTAATGTAATCTCAACAGATGTCTGTGGGTCTTTCTCTTCAGTAAGATAAACAGGTGAGTTGACTATTAACTTATGTGGTTGTTTAAACAGGTATGCGATTGGTCTATCTTCAGATACAATCTCTTTCATTTTTGCAATGATTTGATCACCTGATTGTAGAACTGCAACTTTAATTGACATGTCTAGTAATAATAATATGGTAGATTCCTATAGCCGCTAATCCTGAATCTACCAAAGGGGATCACCGCAGCCAGTATTTCTCTGACCTTTTTATTATATCACAAACTACAAATTCGTCAAGCAAATATAAATGAACTAATTGATGGTGTGCAGATAAGGTATATTCCGATAATTGCGATGAAGGCAGCGTGATTCATGTGAATAAGTATTTTTACTTATTTATAATCTTACCAATTGTAAACGATTTGTAACCACATGCATCAATTGTATCGTGTGCATCTTCTTCAGCATGTTCTGGAACCACAATACAATACCCAATACCCATATTAAATGTTTTTATCATTTCTGAGTGTGATATGTCACCTGCTTTCATAATATCATTAAAAATTTTTGGATAAGTCCACAAATCATAATCAATATCTGCTAGTAATCCATCAGGTATACATCGTGGTAAATTTTCAGGTATACCACCACCAGTAATGTTTGCCATACCTAAAACTGGAACTTCATTCAATAATTCATTTACAACAGAGGTATAGATGTGAGTAGGTGTTAGAAATTCTTCGGTAATTTTTAATTTACCTTCACGAGCTAGATGATTTATTAAACTGTATCCATTACTATGAATGCCACTACTTTCAATTCCTATGACAATATCACCTGCTTGAATATCAGAACCATCTACAATGTCGTTTTGTTCAACTATGCCTGTGGTAAAACCTGCAAGATCAATATCAAATGTCATTGGATGTTCAGCAGTTTCTCCACCTATCAGTTCAACATTTGCCAATTCACATCCTTTTATAATACCTACCATAATATCATCAACTACAGAGTGAATTGTATTTAGTGAGATGTAATCTAAAAAGTATAAAGGTTTTGCACCACAGGTAATTACATCATTTACACACATGGCGACAAGATCGATACCAATGGTTGTGTAATCTCTGAGACGACTACAGATACAAATCTTTGTACCAACTCCGTCTGCTCCCGAAACTAAAATAGGTTCCTCATATCCACGAGGAACCTTAAACATACCACCGAAACCACCGATGGTAGGAACTTTTTCTTTTAGTCTTTCAACGAAAGCATTACCTCTTTGTATGTCAACTCCTGCTGACTTATAGGTAGTTTTTTCTTGCATGATGTTCTGGAACTACTTTACCCAACTTAACGGTAAGAAGTCCATCTTTGAATTGAACCTCTCTGACTTCAACATCATCTGAAAGTGCCCACTCTCTTGTGAAACTTCGTTGAGCCAGTCCTTGATGGACATACTCGGATGATGCCTCTTTATTAGTTTCTTTCTGCCCTTCGACAACGAGTTTTCCATATTCAGTGTAAACCTTAAGTTCTTTCTTGCCAAATCCTGCTAGAGCAATCTCTAATACAGATTCAACATTATTTACATGAATAAGATTGTAGGGTGGATAGTTTGTTGTGGTTTCAAAAGAATTAAAAAAGCGGTCAAGGTAATCATCCATACCAATCCCGTTCTTTGAAATTATTTTCATCAACTCTGGTAAATTTGCAGAGTGATATCTTTGTAGTGAAGTCATAGTGTCCTCCTAAAGCGACTTTATTAATTGAACCCTTTCGGCATTCATCTATATTTATAGCACATCATACAAAAAAAGGGGATGTTGCATCCCCTACAATGTTATTCAGTTACCTCTACCTTTTTCTTTTTACCACCAATATTATACTTTGTTTCTAATATCCAGTCTCCTTTATCTTTGTAAGATAAAACTTTTATCTGATTGAGTGGTGCTACATCTTGTATTGATTCTGCACTCACAATACCAACAAGTCCCCAGTCTACTAATAGTTGTGCAATACGATTTCTTCTTTGCACATCATTAGATGTAAGATTCGCATGCTTACCATCTAATGCAAATAATTCTTTGAAGTGTACTAGAAAGTATCTTCCCTGTTTATGTAGAATATGACAGGATTGATATATTTTCTTTTCCTTCCTTGATGCGACACCAATACGAGTCAATGTTTCTCTTACCTTGAGAAAATCATCTGGTTCATTTAGTGTGACCTCAACCATCTGGTTAGGATCCCAATTCACTTCAGGTTCACGAAGAACGCTCATTGTCTTCCTCCAATATCAAGTTTAGATTTAATAAAGTTCAGTTGTTCTTTTGTAAGAATCTTTAGAATCTGTTCCGCTTTTGCATTACTACATTCATAGTATGTTTTGACACTATCAAGTTCTTTGATTTTGTCTTTACGCAACCAAGGAGAAAACCTTTTTTTCTTCCTCACTATATGTATAAAAAAGTCATGTTGCATCTTCTTTGGTAGAAATGGATACTTATTCATTTCATTTGCAAACATCACCGTGTCAAGATGTCCTGATAAACACTTGTTAATTATGAATGGAGGATATTCTTTTTCTACTGATGGGTCTTCATCAATTTGATTATTCTTGTTTAGATTAATTGAGTTTAACCAGTCCTTTAGTTCCATCAGTTTCATTATCAAAGTAGGAGGCACATGAGCAAACAAGATTACGATCACCGTAAACATTGTCTATTCTTGCAACTGCAGGCCAAAACTTATTTGTTTGTTCTACAGGATATGCTGCTTGTTCTCTGGTATAATTATACACCCATTCTGTTGAACTTACAACCCTTGCAGTATGTGGTGAATTTTTAACAATCTCAGGAACTGTA